CTCCCGTTACCTTAGGATCAAATGTAAATACTTGAGATATTTGGTCTACTGTAGCTACTGGTGTACTACCTTGAGCTTGTTCATTTTTATAAGCTTCGTCTAATTTTGCTTGTGCAATCTTTTTGTAATCTTGAGAACCAATGATAACTTCTTGTCCGTCTATTACTGTAGGTTTACCTGCATTTTGTTTATCTTGTTCAACACTTCTTAAAACATCTCTAACTGTAAATGAAATAGGTTCTCCTAATACTTGTTCTTCAGCAGAAGGGTTGTCTCCTAAAACAAAACCTGTTCCTATACCACCAAGACCTACAGCTGTAGTTCCTTTTGGTATTCTTTTTGTAAATTCCTTACCTGTCGTTTGCATTGCTTTCGCAGTTTCAGGAAATTTCTTTTTTAAAGTTCTTTGTGCACCTGTTAATCTTAAACCTCTTGAAGCTAACGGTGTACCTAATGCTAATTGTCCTATACCAGATGCTACTTGTCCGATATCGCCTTCTTTAGCTCCTGTCATAATATCTCCAACACCCTCACCACCAAGTAATAAACCTGTACCAAGTTCAGTTGAGCCTGTAGCTCCTGGAAACTTTTTAGCTCCTCTTGCCATTAGTCCTTGTAATCCTGTACCTGAAGTTCCAGATCCCAATCCAGCACCTTGAGAACCAATTGCTCTTTGTGCTAATGTTCCTTCGTAACCTAAACCAAAACTTTTACCTTGCGCTGCTTTTGATCTGCCCAAGCCCGCAATTTGTCTAGATTTTTTAAAAGTTTTATAACCTCTATATGCTGCTGGAGCTAATCGCGCTAAACCTGCGCCTATGCCATAGAATATTGGTAAAGGCATTAGTTACCTCCTATTCGCCATATTGTAAGCAGCATATGCACTGATACCTGTTCCAGCAGCCTGCGCTAATGGATTAGTTCCTGGTGCCGTGGTTGCTGTTACGGCAGACTGTGATGTTGGCATATTAGTCATGATACCTTTTAAGAATTCTAATCTTTGATAAGGTTCATACTGTCTTGCTAAAGTAGTTTGTCTCTGTGCATCTAAAGCTTGTTGTCCAAGTTGTCTTTGTACTCCACCAGCTTGTAATAAACTTGAGATGTCAGCTTGTTGCATTGCTTGTTGTTGGCCACCTAATGCACCTAGTAATTGACCACCAGCTTGCTGTACACCTTGTTGCTGTTGTGCAGCGCCTAAAGCAGTATTAAAACCTTGTGCCATTGATTGACCAATATTAGCTTGAGTTGCTCTTTGTAATTCAGCTTGCTGAACACCTTCTCTAGCACCACCAAAAGCTCCTGCTCCAATAGCTGAGGCTGATAATTGATTGGAAGCCATTTGTCCTTGTCTTGCTATTTCATCTGTTACGTAAGACTGATAAGGATTTAAAAATTGATTAATGTTGGGTCCTTGCATTGAACCTAAAACTGATCCAATACCCATATTAGTAGCTTGTTGACCGACACCAGTAACACCTGCTTGTGAAAATCCTGCTTGTTCTAATCCTGATGGTCCTGCAACTTGAAACGCAGGGATTCCTCCAGCGATAGGATCTTTAGCTAATAATGCAGCTTGGTCGTAAAGAGCGAGTTTTCTACTCTCTACTTCTGGTGCTTCTCTTGCAATTGAAACTTGTGTTCCTGAAGTGGATCCTCCACCACCTCCGCCTCCGAAGATAAAACTCATATTATGTTAGCTCCTTTGTATATAAATATCTTTTTACTTGCCATAGTTTAGTTCCTAAAAATTTTTTCCAACCAGGTCTTGCATGTACTGCTATCTTTTTGCAATCTTCCGATCTCGCAAAGTCCTCTATCGTTTCTGCAGCCTCGTCTTGCCATAATTCTCTTTTGTCTCCTTTTAACAATATAACTTCACATTGTTTATAATTCGGTAAAACCATTACTCTAGTAACAAATACACCAAATACTTTGTATTTATCACCGTCGTCGGAGCCAAACATCATAAACAATTGAAAGTCTCCGTCCTTAATTCCTTGTCGAAGATCATCAATATCCATGGGGTTACCATCATATTTTAAACCTTCTCTCAACATAAACTCAACAAGTGACCAATACTCGTCAAGCTGTTTTGGTTCGATGTATAATACACCGACCTCTTTTTTAATTTGCTTTCTCTTTGGCTTCATCTATTAAATCAAATATTCGTTTGAACTTAGCTTGTTGGCCATAAAAGAATGCTGCTCCTTTTTTTCTCATGTCCTTAAAACTTTTAGGATTAGCACCTTCCATGATACCTGCTCCTAAAATTGCATCCGCTCTCGATACGAATTCTCCGTCTGCTAAATGGGCTAACATTGTGTCCTCGTCTTTATCGCCATTCCCTGAACCATCTTCTACATAACCCATAGCTCTTACATAATTATTAACATCGCTTTTGTCATGATCAGTCATAGAGGGTAAATAATTTATACCACCCTTATTAAATGTTTTTATTTCTGCAATTCCACCTTTGCTAAACGTATACAATTGTTCGTTACTATAATCATAAGGTGATGCATCATCATCTTGATAGTTACTGTAATCATAACCTTCTATTATACCTTCTAATTGTTTATCAGCTCTTTCTTTTGCATCTTTGTAATCTTCTGGTTTAGTACCTTCAGGCATCTCAGCTGGATCATCATCTCCTGCTAAAGCCGTAGTTGCCGCGGCACCTATACCTAATTGTGCTCCTGTACTTAGTCCTCTAAACCCTGAACCTTCTTTTATAATTTCACCTGTAACTTTATTTGTTTGTGTAGGGTCGCCCATTAATTTTTGAATTCCTGAGCCAACAGGATTTGAAGTTAATTGTTGCGAAAAAGGCATGTTTATAAGTTGACCAGCCGATCCCGTTGTTTGACCTACAAAGTTACCTGTCATTCCAGGTATCGATGTAGAACCGAAAGCTTGTGGTGCAAAAGAACCCATACCCTTACCAATTCCAGCCATACCTGCAAACTGTCCAATACCACCTGCAATGGCGGCATCTCTTAATGATCTTTTTGTTGACTTACCTCTGAGCTTTTGAATGCCAAAGGTTGCTAATGCTATTGTAAATGGATCCATAATATTTTTAACTAGTTATTATGGTATTTTAACTTATATATCGCTATTCTTCAATATCAGTCGATTTTATAGAACTCGTCCTTGACTTTACCTGTGTACTTATATTCTCCAATATGGCTAATATTCTCATCTGTCAGAGCGTATATTTTCTCTTTTAAAGATGTCCATAATTTACAAAAATAAAAGTCCTCACCCATGTAAGTTTTATCTTTTGGGCTCCAGTAAGTGTCAAAAAAGTTATAATAATTAGGTCTATCGACTAACTCTCCATTCATCATTGTTTTTTGTTTAATGACTAATTCTGAGTAATTTTTAACAAGTTTTTCGAATGCTGATCTTTTGATCATCATCATGCCTGTAGGTCCCTTAACTACCTCTATAAACCCGTCTACAGGTCTTATATTTTTTGTATCTGGTAACTCAATTGGAAACAAATGTCCCATGGTATTAATATCATCGTCAGGTCTAGATTCTAGATCATTTCTAATCTTGTTATCAGTTTTTTGTTTCATAGGGTAAGGTATTAAACTAACCTCATGTTCTGAATTAAATAATCTCATGACTGATCTAGTCGAAAATTCTATATCTGAATCTATAAATAACATTTGATCAGCATTTGAGTTTAAAAAAGCAGAAGCACAAAGATTTCTACCCTGCGTCACAAGAGATGATTTCATTAATTGAAAAGTTATTTTTTGTTTATTTAGAATACATTCTTTTTGTAAGTCTAAACACGCTTTCATGTAATGTATTGATACTTCAGAATGTACAGGTGTACACACCATTAAATGGTTCTTATCTATTTCGTTTGACATTTATTGTCCCTTTTAAAAAGTTTTCCCAATTTCTACCCATTAATTTCCAATTATAAAATCTATTATAATATTCTTGTTGAAATTTAAGACCATTAGATAGATCATGACTCAACATTTTTTTTGTTTGTAAAATACATTGCGCTAGTTGAACAGCTAATTTTGGTTTATCTTGTGTATAAGGTATGTAAATAGGAAACTCAGCACAAGTTTCTGGTAAAGCTCCGAGATCCGTGGTTATTAAAATCTGACCCGCAGCTAATGATTCCATAGCTGAAATACAAAATGTTTCTTCCCAGATACTAGGAAAACAATTTACATCATAGTCTTTTAATTTAGTCATCAAAGTTTTGTGATCACAGTAACCCATGTAATTAACATTAGACATGTTTTTAGCTTTTTCATATAAAGGTTTGTATTGGTCATCGTTTTGTTCTTCAAAAGATTTACCATATATAATCGTGCTTGAGTAAACATCTAAAGTAATGTCAGGATCCTTAATCCCATCCATAGCAGCTAAAGCTATCTCTAAACCTCTCCATGGAGTAGAGATGTAGCACATCTTAACTTTTTTCTTAGGTGTGAAATCTGTTTTTAATTTAAGCTCTTCATAATCAATTGCATTTTTAATTACCGTGCATTTGTTCTCAGGTATTTTAAAATAATATCTGTATTTTTCAAAACTCCAATGAGAATTAAAAACATACCAATCATATTTAGAATGATTATCTTTATTTTGAAACCAAGGAGCTAAGTTTGGTTGATCGTATGAATTTTTTAACCAAAGTATATTTGGCTTTACAGGGTCTAAAGGTTCTTTCTCAGGTATTGAGGTAGTTATTTGAACTGAATCGAACACACCTTGGTCAACATGTTTTTTAAGATAACCTAGTTGTATTTCTGTACCGCCTGCTGGTTGCATTATGTTTTGGTTTTACCAAAAACTGAAAGAGATGCAACTGTTATTTTTTGATTTATTTGTAAATCTTCAGCCACAGTGTCTGTATCACTATTTGCTACATCAGCATCGAATTCTTCTTTAGATGCATAGACTGTGCCTGTTCTTTTATTTTTTACTTCTTCAACGGCTTGTGCAGGTACAACTGGTACTTCTTCACCATTTACCATTACTGTTTTTTGTTTTTCTGTCATTAACGTCCTTGTCGTTTGTACTTCTTATAACATCTTTTTTTATTTTTGTTAAGACTCTTAGTGTGACGTCTAGGACGTTTTCTAGGTTTTGGTCTTTCTACAAAATCTCTAAATTTTCTAGCCATTTTCCTGTGAACGATCTATTAATGCATAGCTAACACACCCTGTAATTTCATTAGCAGTATCTGCTTGTATTTTTAAAACATCGCTAGCTTCCATGTTTAAGCTTGAGCTAACTAAATTCGTAAAACTTTTATTTAATTGAGCATGACTTATTTCTACGGCTGATCCACCAGATTTTTGTAAAAAAGCATCAACATCTACATTCGATGAATCTTGATGACTAGCTTGTAGTGACTTTATAATTATAGTTGCATCTGCTGGACAAGTTAAAATAGTTGTCACATTGGTTGTAGTCAAATCAAATGTATTGCTTTTGTATCTAATTGTCATTGCATGAAATAATTAAATGAATCTTGTTCGTTTTTTAAGTCCTGTTGAAAACTTGTGTTTAATTGGTTTTGTAGAGTTTCTAACGCTAAATTTATTTGTCTAAAAGAATCTGGGCTAAACTCTTTTGGTGGTTCAGGTAAAAATACTTGTGTTTTAGCCATTACCTTCTTCCATCGGGTTGTATGTCAAATCTAAATTGACCAAATCTCCAGCTTTCATTTTGTCCATCATTTTCTATTTTTACTGCAGCAAGTCTTGCTCTTGCCCTCGTGTCTACTTTATCTGTAGAAGAGGTAATTGTAAATGGCCCTAGCGGTGAACCAACTTGAATGTTTGCTGGATAGTCTCTTAATTCAAGAGTTATTTTTGCATTACCGTTTAAATATTTAAAATCTGGAATAAATCTTCTAACTTTTATAAAATACTCACCGTCTCCCTGCGCATCTAAATCAAAATCTCCTGATTTAATAAATGCTGGAATAGCACTAATTGTGCCATCAGCTAATACTTGGTTTGTACCAGTCTCTTGATCAAATACTCTTGATGCACCGTTAGAAACTCCTTGAATTGTTGGAGTCGATGGTGCAAGACTAGTAGAAAACTCAGTAGCTATCGGATTAGCAAACACATGAGCGTCTTCATAACATGTTCTTGAAAGTGTACCCGTTGTCCAGGTTTGTTCATCATAATTATAAGTCACCGACCTATTGACGTAATTCGAAGATGCTGTTGCATAAAACCAAGTAATTTCTGAAAAAAGACTATTATGAGCTGAAGCTGTAAGTTCAGACCCATTTCCAAAATTAAAACCTGGAGCTCCGTCGTTAGTTTGAAATATAAAATCTTCTACAAGTGAGCCTAATGATTTTACTGTACCATCAAAAACAAAAAACCCTCCTGAATCGGACATCCAATAAACAGCTCCGTTTGCAAACACAATTGAATGTTGACCCATGCAACCACAATTAGAGCCCACTTGTCTTATACTAAATGTAAAAGGTGGGCCAACAAACTGCATTAGGTAGGCAGACGTATCAGTTAGTATTAATATATAGTCTTTTGCTTTAGCAGCGCCTACAATTTTAGTACCACTATCTATTCTAAAAGACCCTGCTGTATTCGTAGAAGTTGCTGCGTAATCAGTTAAAGATTCTTGATCCGAAAATCTTATAAACATTTTATCTTGAGTTACTGCTGAACCGATTGTTGTTTCAGTTCCTAATATAATTAAATGCCTATCTCTATCTGATACAATTGACATTACAGATTTAGTTGGTGCCCCCGTAATAACAACAGCTCTTGTAGTTACGCCTGAGTTTGGATTCCAAGAAAAAGTTTGACCATTCTTAATGGTCGCAATTAATAGTTCACCGTAATTATCTAATGACCAAGTTCCTGGATCTAAAACAGCTGAAGAAGTAGTTCTCGGTGTACCCCAAGTAGATCCTCCCCATAAAGCTGTGCCCCAACCATATCCATATGCTTGTTGTAAGGGGCCAATTTGATAATAAGGTTTTGTATCTAAGGTGCCGTTGTTTGTCGTTCCTGATCCTGTTTCAGCAGAAGGCATTAAAATTGTAAATGTAGTTGTTGTTGGAGCAAGTTGAACTTCAAATAAAACGTTATCGAAGTCTGAAGCAACGTACCCTGTTTGTCCTGCGTTAAATGATCCTGCGTTTTCAAAAGTTAAAATATCCCCAGGTTGAAGGTTATGTGCCGTGGTTGTTGTAATAGTAACTGTTTTTGATCCATTAGTCGTAGTAATGTTAGATCCCGTTCTAACTAATGAAGCATTAAGGGGAGTGATATCATAGTAATCATCCCCATCATAAATATATAAAATTTTATTAGTACCAAGGGCTATATACCTTCTTCCATCTAAATCAGCCCAACTGTGTGAAGCTCTTGCAGCTCCAACAAGTTGCTTATCCATTATTTCTTGCCACCCACCTATTTTTTCAGGCATCCCATATCTAAATCTAACAAAGTCTCCATCGACCCATTGGTTTTCAGCTCCTGAATCAGAAGCCTGTTTGTTAAATCCTGGCGCAAATTGTACTTTTGTTAATGGCATATCCGTATTATACACTAACCCTTATAAATACGTAATATTGATGATCATTCTTGTTTTAGTATCTGTTTGAGAGACTGCTCTATGCTTATAACTACCGTTAAAAAAAAGACAAGAATTAGCCACAGAAGGCACTTTAATCTTATCTTCAATAAGGGTATATCCATTATTCGTATTTACATAGTAGATAGCCACTCTATGTTTAAATTTCTCATCCTTGTGGTTGGCAGTCTGATAGTTTTTATTTTCTCTAGGTGTGAGATTACCCCTTACCCTAAATATTTCTTTTGGCTTAAATCCTTCTAATACAGGAACTACAACAGGGTTCCAAAAGTCACTATTAACTTTGTCACTTTTAAATATGTGTACAAAATAGTATCGTTCTTTATCTTTTTGGTTGCCTCCTGAATCACAATAATACCATTGAAAATTACCTGCTGTCATTGTTTGTAGAATTTTTTTATGAATTTTCTTAGGTAAGAAATTATTAATGACCTTATAATCAAGCATGTAAAAAATTAGTATTAAAGGATATAATTGTTTTTCTTTTTCCTTTAGTCTTAGGTGCTGCATGTAATACATGTCCAGGAAAAGTTATTATTTGTCCTTCCTCTGCTTCATATTCTATTAATTTACCATCAACTTTAATCTGTGTTTTATCTTCTTTGTTTGGTAATTCTAAAAAATATACGTTTGTATAATTAGTATTGGGATGGTTATGGAATTTGTGAAAATCATTAACTATATATTGTTGAAACCATATTCTTTCAATTGTAAAGTTATCAGCCTTAAAGTGTTCTACTTGTTCAAACATCATTGGGTTAAGTATTTGTCTCCTCAAC